AAAAGGTTTGTTAGCTGTAGCGTCATCAAGTCTTTCTAATATATTTGTTCCGTCCCAACCATTAACATACAATTGGAAAGGATTACCTGGGTCATTATGAGCAGCAATAGCTTGAGCATCTGTATAGGTTACACCATACAAAGAATAAGTCTTAGCAACTTGGTCTTCTATATTCCATTGATAAATAACATCAAATTTACTATCAGGTATATTTCTTGCAACAATATCAATTATTTTTGTATCTTCAGAAAACTTTTGAGTTTTTTCTACAATTACAGTAATTCTATTACCTACAAAAGGGTCAACATCTATATCTTGTTGTCTTGCTGCAGGTACGTTAAAAGTATAAGGAGCAAGTACGGAAACTAAATTAGATGTATTTGTTGTTCTGTATGTAAATTGATAATTTTGTTTTTGCACTATTGTTCCAAATGCAGGGTCTCCTGTAAATATAATAACACCAGCACCATTAACATACTGTCTACCTGCTGTTAATGGAACTATAGGAGGTTCTACTGCTAATGTAATAAGATTTTGACTTATTGGAGTTGTATACAGGAAGTAATCTACAGAAGTATCTATGTATCTAACAGGGTTGTTTCCATCTGTAAATATTAATAAGTTACCTGTAACTCTTGCAACTAAATTAGTATTGTATGTAAACTGTAACCCATCACCATAAACATTAGGTTCATCAACCATGGTTCCCATTAATAACACTTCCCATAATGATATAGTATTATATTGATAAAGAGGATTAAAAGTTATATGACCCTTTACTATAAAACAGTTATCTGTATCCATTCCATCAAAACCACCATGACCTTGTCTTAAAAACAAATAGATATATCTTTCATTCTTTAACCCAATAGCTTCATCTACAGCAAACCCAACACAGGTTATATAATCTGAATTATATCCTGGAAAAGCATTAATAATTGTAGTATTTAATTGGTCAGATAAATCAAAATTACCCGCAAACATATTTAAAATACCTTCATTTGCCCTATCATTATTAAATGGCACTCCAAGTTCAGAGCTAAGAACTTGGTTCAAAGCTACATGGACATTCATCGCTGATGAATAGGTATCTTCTTTCATTAAATGAGGGGCGGTGTCAGTATCCAACCCCCCTGTAAATGTTCTTAATTGATTAGCCATAGTTATTCTTTAGTTCTACCAAATCCTCTTGCAATAACTCGTTTAACATCAGTTGTAGTAAGAGTATTGTTACGAGAGCGTAATAATTTATGTTGAGCGTCGTAGTTTGCTTTTGCTATTGCAGCATCTTGTTGCCTGTTACGTTTAGTAGCAAAGTATTTCCAAGTAATATACGCCTCTATTGCAGCTTGACCATTCTTAGGTATTTTGGTCATTGTATTAGCGTTACCTGTTGCCACATATGCAAAGTATAAGAAGTCACTTGGAAACTGTTTAGGGCATACTATAATTCCTTGCTCTACGTTAATTATAACAGAGTCTAATCTTGTACCATCGCCTAAACCAAATTGACGACCTTTCATTTGCCCCCAATCATTATATAAGTCTGAAAAGAAGAAAGGTAAGAAACCTTGATATGGAGTAAACCATGGGTTAGTAGGACTACCTACAGAACCATTAACATCATCTCCCCAATTTTGAAAATCTTCATCCCCTAAAGCTTGATTAGGTATTGGATATATCCATAAATACAAAGTAGCACTTAATGTAAGTGGTGCATTAAAGGTTAACCCTGTTTGTGGGGTTACAGTTACTGTTCCTGTTGTACCTACTGTATTGTTTGTTACAATTGCATTAGGGTATATACCTTGAATACCAAAAGGCATCAATTGAGCTATAGCTGTTACTAATTCATTGTATTGAGCAGCAGCTGCAGTATTTGTTAGGTTAAAACTATATGTATATGCTTCTGCTGTTGTTGGCGTACTTGGTGTTAATACAACACTTGTTGCTTTATCTAAGCTATAGTTGTGAGGGGCTGGAAAAGGCATTAACCCTTTTAATACTCCAACAGGTCTCCAAAACTCTCCATTTCTAACACCTACACTAACCCAATCGGTATAGTCGCTTGGTAAATTCCACCAAGACTGTCCTTTTGGTTTAGATAAAAATGTTTCTTGTATTAAATGCAAAGAGTTAAAAGATAATTCCCTTACAGCTTCAGCAGCAAAGGTATATGCTTTTAAATAGCTATGGACAGTTTTACCATTGGACAAAAGCCAATGGTTAACTATCTGATCTAAAGTAACATATGAATTAGTAGGTGTTGCCATTTAATTTTATTTTATAAAGTTTTCTGGTGACGCTTGGAAGCTTTCATCTCTTATTGTTCTTACTTCATTAGTGTAAGCTTTAACAACTGCATCAATAACAGCTTCTTCTAAGTCTGGAGTTAATGGCAATACGCCATTAGATTGTAATGTATTCAAATTTACAACACATAATTGCATTTCATATAAAGCAGCAAGATTTGTTGCATTTGCTGTTTGCCAAATTCTTACATATGCACCTTCCCATGTATACCCTATTCTTTGAGTAATCATGGTAGACGATTCACCTGAACCTGTTAAAATATTAATTTGGCCAGGAGGAACAGGTATAAAATCATTTGTAGGGCTTAATTTAGCATTAACTCTAAAAACTCCCATACCGTCAGGTAAATATTGTGGAGTCACAGGTATTTTAACCAAAAAAGAAGGTTGACCACTTGTACCTACCGCTGTTAAATCACCATAAGTAGCAATCATTACCCCTTGAGGTATTGAATCACCATCCATATTGTAAGTAACATTGAACATTTCAGCTTTAAGCAATCTGTTCATTGCTGACTCCATATGCTTTTCTATTTCAGCATCTTGGACTCTATCTCGCGAACTTGGGAATCCTCCTGAGAGAATTCTTCTGATACGCTCTATCATTTGACCTTTTGTAGTAGACATATTTTAATTTTATGATGATGTATATTCTTGAGCGGCTAAGTTACTAACTTCTGCACTACTTAAGTTAACTCCAATGTAAGCTAAAGCTCTTGATATTACTTCCATCCAGTATTCCTTACCAAATTGTATATTATTATTAGGAACACCCGAAGGGGTAGTAGCCGCAGGAACAATAGTATTACCAGATACGCTATAACCTATAACAGGAGTTGTAGGTTTTGAAATATATTGTATTCTTAAATAGAATGAATTACTTGTCGCAAATGCTTTGTAACCTGTAGGATATATTTGAATACCTGTATCTTCAAACACGCAAATTGGAGCTCCTGGAGCTGTATTATCAACTGGATATAAAGAAGAACTTAATGCATCAATTAACTCAGTAAAAAGATATTGTTCTATAGTTTGTATCCCAATATTAGTTCCACCAATAGCAGTTCCCCCAATTGAATATAATCCTAATAAATATGCATAATCTGGAACTACCGTAGTTAAATCTAAATAACTTGTAGCTGACAAACTTGTAACTGGGATATCTTGTTTTTTTCTAAATGGTCTTAGTGCATCTAATGTTAATTGGCTTGAACCATAGTCAGGCGTAGGAGCACCACCTTTTAGTGCTTGAGCAGTAGAAGGTAATCCCCAATAGAAATGAAATAAATCTGTTTGACCAGCATCTAATGCTTGCGACACCTCTTCAGGGCTTAGAAACCCTCTTCTGTTCTTATCGCAAACAAAATTAATGAAATTATATACGTCAAATATTGTAGTCATTGAGCTTAATTATTCTATATAATACGCTCAATAGCTTAAAAAGAAGTGAGTTTCATTATGGGTTTTCTTAACATAATAAGCAATATTACTGCCAACCCAATAAACAATTTTAATATAATAGAGTTTTTTCTTTTTATTTGATTATCAAGCTCATATACCTTTCTTGCTTGATTTGCACAAGAGTCTATAAGAATTGCTTCTTTTGCTCTATCAACTACAACATGGGTTGTTTGCTTATTAATCGTCCTTGTAGGCACTTGACCTAACCATTTAACCCAAAGGTTACCATTTTCTAAATACACGCTAAAATCGTTTACTATGGTGTCTAAATGACACTCCATAGGCATATTTACTTTAAAGCTATCATGGATAACGGTATCTTTATAAATTATCGTATCTTTAAGTATTTCTTCCGTAACTGTGTCATTAACGCATTCTCCATTAAGGATAACTTGTTTCTTAACGGCTTCATAATATTTGGGATTGCTAAGCACTCTCTTAACAGGGCTACAGGAATAAAACACGCTAACAATAACGCCCAATAAGAATATACCAATAGCTTTTGTGCCCATAATTTATTTTTTACGCTTAAGGTTCTTTTTGATTTGAATAACATAATTAATTATTGCAAGTAAAGATACAATAACACCTAATATAAAAGTAATATTTGTTTTGTCTAAATTAGCAACTATGTTTAAAAATAAACTTGCCAATAACCAATAATGGTTCGTTGAAGAGTCGTGAGTAGATACTTCCATTAGAGTAAAATCTTTTTGTAGTTATTAAATCTTTCCAATCTGTCAGCAAGTCCATGAGTTCCACCATTAACCCTTGAAGTAAGTTTGATTAATGTTTTATCATCTCTTAAGTTATCAGTATCTGCTATTTTATTTAGGCCATTTTTATTCCAGAACCATATAGCACTTAGTCCTGCATATTCATCATCGGCAACTATATCTGGGTTGTCGTACACTTTGTTATCTTTTATATCTTCAGAAAATTGTTTGTAATTATTTTTACCTGTTAATTGGATATATCCACGGCCCTTAAACTTCCAACCATCACCACTTTTTTCATCACCATTACCCATACGGTTTGCATAAACCCTGTTAGCTATTTTTTCAGGTTGTCTATGGTATGCTTCTGCAGATGCAGCTGTAAAATATTTAGGAAAAACTTTAACCAAAGATTCTTTACTATAGTTTAAGTTTTCTGACTTGAATTTAAATGTTCCTGACTCATGTGCTACTTGAGCTAAAAAGTGTGCTGCTCTAAGTGGAGTATCAATGCCATGGGCTGGCATTTGGTCTAAAAGTGGCTGAGGAACAATGCCTTTTAATTTTTCAAACATATAGTATAATACGCTCATAAAAAAACCCTATACGCTTTGACATATAGGGATAATTTTAATTGAAATACTTGAAAGGGAAGTAGAAACTCCCCCGTTCAAGATTTCAACACAAACACAATCTTAAGTTATTTTTTTAATTTTAATTTATGCTTTGATAGTAAACTT